AATGTGTTCGGGAAACCGGCGCCGCCGCCAGCGCGGCAGACCTTCGAGCCTCCGATTCAGGCGCTTTCCGCCTTCATTGCGCAGGAAATCGACGACATGAAGGCCACGACTGGCATCTTCGATGCCTCGTTAGGCAATCAGGGCAACGAGATCAGCGGGCAGGCGATTCAGCGGCGTCAACAGCAGTCGAATCTGACGACGATGCACTTCATGGACAACCTGATTCGCTCCTTTCGGCAGGGTGGCGAGATCATCGCGGAACTTATCCCGAAAATTTACGATACGGAGCGCGAGATTCAGATTCTTGGCATCGATGAGAAGCCGAAGCTGGTCTTCATCAACAAGGAGCACCAAGACGAAGCTGGCAAGACCCACAATTACGACATGACCAAGGGCAAATACGCCCTGGTAGTCACTTCGGGCAAGGCGTTCGACTCGAAGCGGTCTGAGACGTTCGACACGATGCAGCAGGTGTTGGCAACACAGCCCAATCTCATGAATGTCATTGGCGATATTTTCTTCCGCAACTCCGATCTCGCGGGTTCTGACCAGTTGGCCGAGCGGTTCCAGAAGATGCTGCCACCCCAGTTGCAGGAGAACGATAGCCCGCTGCCGCCAGCGGCACAAGCCGCCGTCGCCCACGCACAGCAGCAGATGCAGCAAATGCAGGGGCAGTTGCAGCAACTCACGTTTGAGAAGCAGGCGAAGACGACGGAGATTCAAGGACGGCTCCAGCAGATTCAAGCACAGAGCCAAGCGGATATCACGCTGGAAAACCGCAAGATGGAAGTGCAGATTGCGGTTGCCGAGATTGAAGCGAAGTCGCAGATTGTGCAGCAGCGCGCTCAGTTTGTGGACGATCTTTGGAAACAGTTCCACGGCGATGCGCACGACGCCGCAAAGCAGCAGAACGAACATGCCCACGAGAGCGCGATTTCGGCGCAGGAACATGAGCAGAAGCGGCAACTGGCGCAACAACAGGCAGTCCAGCAGGCAGCCGCGGCAGAACGTGCAGCGCAGCAGCAAGCAAGCCTTACGAACCAAGGGGCAGACAATATGACCGCACAGAATGAAGCTCAGGGGCAACCGGTCCAGGCCTAGCCATGCAGTGCGCTGGATGCGGCCTGCATAAAGCGTTCTATCGGACGACCAAAGTTTAGACACACCTCGCCTGCTCGGCGTTAAGAGCACAAGGGACAACCAAATGAGTGAACAGGCGACCATAGCGGAATCGTCACCCGCAGAAGTAGCAGATGCATTCAACGGGGAAAACGTCAGTCTGGCAGATTTCAGCCGGTTTCGCAGGACGGGCGAGGTTCCCGAGCGATACAAAGCAGCCGAAAACGCGGACTCGGCGACCGCAGATTCTTCCGAGGCTGAAAAGGCCGAAAGTGCGTCGGAATCGGAAACCGGCGAACAGCAGCAGGAGAAGCGTAAGGGCAAGTCAGCCGAAGATCGCATCGCGCAGCTTGAATCGACTATCGAGAAGATCAAGCGCGGAGCTGGGTTAGAGCGTAAGACGGAAGTCGCCGCCGTCACCGAGCAACCGAAAGCGCCGCAGAACTATGCAGAATACCGCAAAGGGTTCAAGCCATCGCAGTGGGTCGAGGAGTATGGGAAACAGAACCCAGACGCCTCCTACGAAGACGCGACGGCGGCAATGGCTGACCATCTGGCAGATGTCCGCGACCAGTTCCGTTCTTTCGAGCAACAGCGTCAATCGCAGGCGAAAGAACTGAATGAAAAGGTCACGGATGCGCGCGCCCGCTATGGCGAGAGTTTCGACGATGTTCTTGCACCGACCGTCAACACCATCCTCGGCGACCCGCAGATTCCCGCCGCCGTCAAGGTGATGTTGAACGAATCGGATGACTTACCTAGTGTCATCTTCACCATCGGAAGCGACCAGAAAACCCTGGACGAGTTTATGGCGATGGCGAAGACGAATCCAGGCAAAGCGCTGCGGTACATCGCTGCGGTGGAGCAAGGCATTGCCGACGAACTCTCCGACAAAGGAACAGACCGGGATCAAAAGGGTCAATTTGTCGCCAAAGAACCTCCTGCCAAACCGAAAACCAGTGCTCCAAAGCCGCCGTCGCCTGTAAGTGGCGCGTCTTCGGGAGCCTTCGACGTGAGCGACGAAAGCCTTTCTGCCGAAGAGTGGGCGCGACAGCGCAACACTCAGTTGGCAAAGCGGAGAGGCTGAGGGCGTTCTAAGGAGATTCAGTGGCTAATAGCCTTCTTTCACCGACAATTATCACGCGGGAAGCCTTGCGCATCCTGCACGCCAATCTTAACTTTGTCGCCAACATCGACAAACAGTACGACAAGCAGTTCGCCAATGCTGGCGCTTCGCCTTCTGGCAAGATCGGCCCTACGCTCACCATCCGCAACCCGAACCAGTTCACGGTGCGCACGGGAACGGCACTGAATGTTCAGGATGTGACCGAAACCAGCCAGACCTTGACCGTCTCGACGGTGAAGGGCGTTGATTTTCAGTTCACCCAGACTGACCTCACTCTCACCATCGACGAGTTCAGTGAGCGCTATCTCAAACCCGCGATGTCCGTTTTGGCGACGAGCATTGAAGCCGACGCGCTGAGCATGCTTCTGGATGTGTACAACGCCGTGGACGACAATGCCAACACCTTCTCCTATTCGGACTTCTCGAATGGCCGCAAGGTGCTCAACCAGTATCTTGCCCCAGATACGGATCGCGCAGCCGTTCTTACTTCTGGACATGTGGTCTCGTTCCTCAACGATATCAAGGGCTTCTTCAATCCGCAGGAATCCGTCTCCAAGCCCTATCTGACCGGCAAGGTCGGCAGGGTCAACGGCTTCGATACCTTCGAGAACACGGTGCTCAATCCATTCCAATCGGGGACGGCTGCGGCAGCGACCGGGTATACGGCAACTCTGACCTCGGGAAGCGCGACTGCAGTGATGGCCGCTGGCGCGAACACCTTCAAGAGGGGGGATATTGTCACTTTCTCGACGGTGGATGCGGTTGACCCTGAAACGAAGGCGGATCGGGGTTTCTTGCAGCAGTTTGTCGTGACAGCAGATTACGCGGGCGGCGCTGGGAATATGTCGATCTCGCCGACGCCTATCACGGCCGGAGCAGCGCAGAACGTGACTGCGGTCGGCGCCGGATTGACCGTTGCCAAGGTTGGCGGCGGCGCTTCGGCTCTCTACAGTCAGTCGGTGCTGTTCCATCCCAGGTCATGGACGGGATTTCGATGTCGATTGCCCGGCAGTACAACATCTCCAACATGCAGATTCCTTGCCGCATTGACGTGCTGTACGGCTACAAGACAATTCGTCCGCAGTTGGCTTGCCGCGTCATTGCCAAGTAATTATTCGAGGGGCTGGGAAACTGGCCCCTCATTTCCTTTTGACACAACGGGAGAGCTATGGCCACAACCGCAGCGGACATTCTAAGTAGCGCTCTCCGTCTCATCGGAGTCCTGGCAGCGGGTGAGCAGATGGCCCCAGAGGACTCTGCTGATGCGCTGATGGTCTTTCAGCAGATGATCGATGGCTGGAATGCGGACAGACTGGCCGTTTTCACGACGAGCATCACCGATTTCCCCTTTGTCCTCGGAAAGCAGTCCTATACGCTCGGCGTGGGCGGCGACTTCAATATGGTTCGTCCGGCGCGCATCGACGCGATGAGTGCTATTCTGCTGGCAAACCCTGACAATCCCGTCGAGATTCCGATGTCCATTTTCACGGCCTCTGAATGGCAGACGCAGATTCCTGTGAAGATTGTTACCGGAACATTTCCGCTCATCTGCTACCCAGACGGAAACTTCCCGCTCAACACCCTGAACTTCTGGCCCATCCCGCAGACCGAGCCTGTCAGCGCCCGAATTTACAGTTGGCAACCGCTAAGCGCCCCGGCCACCTATGCAACAACGATTGCATTCCCGCCAGGCTACGCGGAAGCGTTCCGCTATGGCCTTGCGGTCCGGCTTTCGGCGGAATATGGGCAAGCACAGGTCAGTCCGACGGTCGCAGCAATAGCCGTCGATTCGCTGGCGCGGCTGAAATCGATGAACGCGCCGGTGCTCGATTTGAGGTCTGATCTTGTGCTCGATCCCGATTCCTATAACTGGTCTGCCGTGATGTTTGGGAACCCCTATCAATGAGGTTCGGCTTTGTAGGCGGTTCGTATACTGCACAGTCCGGCGCGGTCGCTGACGAGGAAGCGATCAACTGGTTTGCCGAGACGAACGAGTCTGGCAATCCGTTTGTCCGTCCGCAAGCCTACGGCGGGATGGAATTTGCGACCATCAAGAGCTATTTCGGGACGCCGGGACTTTCTGTATTCGCAACCCTCCCCGCTGGGCCTGTGCGCGGGCAATATGCACAGAACGGGCGAGAGTTTGCCGTTGCCGATAATCAACTCTGTGAAATCTTCAGCGATGGAACGTTCGTTGTTCGTGGCAACGTCGCAGTCGATAGCAATCCCGCATCGATTTGTGCCAACAGTATTCAACTGCTGATCATCTCGGGCGGACACGCCTACTGCTTTGACCTCGCTACGAATGTCTTGACGGAAGTGACGAGCCAACTGGCGGGCGTTCCTGTGCAGTGCGATTGCTCCGTTT